TTACGATGACGGCTTTTTCTGCATTTTTTGTTGGTTGAGTTCCTGCAACTTTTTTAGCATTGCATTCTCCGCTTCTAATTCCAAAATTCGGTAACGCAAGCGTTCTTCTTCTGTTTTGGGCGTTGGTGGCATTTTAGGTGAGTTGAGTTTCATACTTGGACGACCTTTAGGTTTGAGTAATAACCCATCTATACCTTGTTTTTCAAAGCGTTGCAACCATTGACTAATTATCCCTGAACTGGGGATATCAAAGCGAAAGCAGGCGGCTTCAGCGGAGCACTGGCCTTTTTTGATAGCTTGAATAACCTTTAATTTAAACTCAACAGAATAACATCGTTTTTTACCTAACACAGCTAATCCATTGATTCCATTATGATTAAATTTCGCAATCCAACGTGCTAACGTGCTTTGGGGAAGCTGAAAATACTGGCGAGTAAGCGAACGGTTTTTTCCATTTTGATGATAAAAGTCGAGCACTTGTTGTTTGAAACGTTGAGTATATTTAGTCATAAAAAATCTGCACCTTAATCAGTTGGTTGTTTAGTCCAACTTTTGGGGTGCAGATCATCTGGGTTTCTCCTATTTCTCATACCTGATACAAAAACAACAACTTAAATCAATGGTCGAGAGTGCGAGGAATATAACACCGCAAGGGAATAACTCCGCTCGATTCGTTACGAGTTTTGAGCTCTCGACCGCCCTAGTAAGGGAATTTCTCTCAAAAGGAAATAACGAAATGAAAACTCAAATTCAATTTAACACCTTTAACTTCCATTCCAATTCTGTTCGCGTCATCAAAGATCCCAATCAAGAAATCTGGTTTTGTGGTACTGATGTTTGCGATGTCTTAGGTTATGCCAACTCAAGAAAAGCCTTGCAAGATCACTGTAAATCATCTGGTGTAACGAAACGTTACACCCCTACCAAAGGCGGAAATCAAGAATTAACATTTATCAATGAACCTAACCTATACCGTTTAATCATCAAATCACGGAAGCCTGAAGCTGAACCATTTGAAGCGTGGGTATTTGAAGAAGTTCTCCCACAAATCCGCAAAACAGGTAAATACAGTTTGCAAAATTCTCAACAACTCGCTTTACCTGAACCCGAAAAGAAATATCCTTTCGAGCATAGCGAAAAAGAGCTACAAAATTTAGCGTGGGATTGGTTCGCCCTTTTCAAATGTGTGGAATTTACCAAAGACATTGTGCCAGCATTAGATGCCATTCAATCCAAATTTGCCCCACAAGCACGGAGTATCGTCTCTGAATATGGCTCTATGCTTCGCCGTCATCAACCGCTAATCCAAAAGCTCACCGCCCAATTTGAAATCGAAACTTGGGGCGATGAAAATTGGAACAGAGTACTACCGACTATTCGGGATAACGAAATTCTTAACCCAAGAAAACAGCTCCCACACCACAATTTCTAAAACTCTCTAAAATCCAACCGCACTTCGGTGCGGTTTTTGTTATACTGCCCTCAAGGAGGACAAAATGTTAAATTTATTCAATCTATTAAAACGCCCCATCGAAACCGAAACCTTAGATGCCTGGGCGAAAATTGCCGCCGACATCACCAAAGTTGCAATTTTAGCGTTTCCTGTTATTCTGTATGGAAATGATCCAATTTATTTAAAAATCATCAACACAGTTTTACTCGTTTTTGCTGTCTATTTTGGGCTTGCTGGCACTCGCCACTTAAGACGGATAAAACTAAGTAAGAAGGAGGAAAAACAATGAAGCTAACCTTTGCCCTAGCAGGGTTTGCTCTAATGATGTTTCTGTTCGCGTTCTTCGTACAAAAATACATTAATAATCCCCTTACCAACCGCTCTTTTGAGCGGTTTTTAATACCCGTAAAACCCTTGCTTGTCGCTAAATCTCACGCCTTGCTCCGCAGCCCAAGCATCAACATAATCAATTAGACTCGCTAACCGCTTCACACCCATTTCGGCCGTGCTTTCGCGTAAGTTCAACACTTCGCCCTCTAGCCCAATCGCCATTTCAGCTTGTCCGCCCTTTGCAATGTTATGAGCGGACACCATAATCATTTTCCACGTTTCAATATCTCGCTTTTTGCCCTGAAACTCGCATTGTTTGGCAATATCGCCAAGCATTGCGTGGAGTTTTGCATTCTGTGCTAACGTACGCGTTAAGGGCTTTATTTCCACCACTAAGGGATTTTTATCATCAAGTGTAAGGGAATGTATTACCCCGATCGCATTTTGCTGTATGCGTGCATTACGCAAGAAAAAGCGTTGTTTAGTTTCCATCGCTTTCAATCCCTAACTCATCAAGGCTAAAATACCCACAAGATTTTGTGCGATTCACCCACACAAATTCCCCCATACGATCGTGTTTAGCTTCTTTCAGCTTCCCTTCGCAGCGGAATCTATCGTCTGAATATTCACCAATAAAAGCATTCACAGGTTGTCTATCCCATAAATCCGACAGTTCTCCACCGCACTTCGGGCATTTGTATGAGGTCATTTTCTGTAGCTCTCCCAATCAAAATTTATCACTGCACCTTTACCTTCCCGCATTCGATCAATGATTCTCTCACCGACATATCTGCTCAATTCATCTTCCGATAGGTTGCTGATTAAAATTGTTGGTTTCATTTGCTCATAACGCTCATTGATGATTTCAAATAAAATAATCTTTTCCGATTCAGAGCCAAATTGAATGCCTACCTCATCAATGATAAGTAAGTCCTTATCTGTGTAGATCTCCATTACTTCATTCTCGGTTAAAGAGGAATTTTTATCCCAAGTTGATTTTACTTTGCGGATAATTCTTAACGCTGTAGTTATCAGCACTTCGTCTTGATGTTGTTCGATAATGTGATGAGCAATCGCACTAGCAAGATGATTTTTCCCTGTGCCAGGTTTCCCACAAAGAATTAACCCTCCGCCGACTGATTTGCGATCTATCCATTTGGCTGCATAAGCTTCGCAAAAACGTTTAGCTTTACGGTTATATTCGGTTTCGTGATAATTACTAAAACAAGCCTGTTCAAAACGTTTGGCAATGCCAGAAGTCATTTTTAATACGTTAATGTTATGCTCACGTTCCGTTTGTTCCTGACGCGCTTTATCTGCCTCAAGTTTAAGGATTTTTTCCTTTAGGCATTCTGGGCATTGCGTTTTTGACTCAATCCCTCCCCCCATAGGAAAGTGTATTTTTCGATAAAATTGGCGATACGATCCGTGCTTTTCACAGTCACCAATTTGTTCTTTCACTTCAGCATTTTCGACTTCAGAATTAAACCCTTCTAAAGCATTTTTCAATTCCTTTTGCAGGCCTTCTAGCGTTACTTTAAACATTAATAAAATCCTCCGCCCATTCTGGTGTTTTGGTTTCCCCATATATTTTTTTTGCAAATCCACTGTGTGCATCTGGCTTGTTATTCAACGGATTTGGCAATGCTTTCACATTTTCAGGTTGTGAATAATCATCTTCCCAACGGCGGTTGTTCAGGTATGTTGTCGGATGTAATTTTTCAAAACCGAACTGCCCAAGTGAAAATCGCCTGCGAATATCCAAAACGAGCATATCGGTAAACTCACGAATGGATTTACCTGATGACTTAAACGCGGTGCCAAAACTTTTTAGTGCTTTTGCACGGTTGACTTTAACCAAGCCTGCCTGCCAGAAATCGGCAAAACACAGCTCAAATTCAGATTGCTCAACCGAGCTTTTTTTATTTATTTTTTTATTGTTATTTTGAGTAGTGTTTTTATTGTTATTTTGTGTGTGAACTTTTTTCACAGGATCTTGTGAACTTTCTTCACAGGTGCTATGAACTTTTTTCACAGGTGAACTTTCTTCACTAGTGAACTTTTTACACAGGTTAGGCGTGAAAACATTCACCCCTCTTGCCCCTTTTTGGCGAGTTAATAACCCGATTTCCGTTAAACGATTGCAGGCATCAATCACTGCTCGGTTACTCAACCCTGTCACTTCCATTAGTTGGCTAATAGAAATCGCGTCATACTCTTTATTCCAGCCTTTCGTTTTACGCACGATCACTAAGTAACATTTAAGCTCTGATCCCGTTAAATCACGAATAAGATCATCAACGACCGAATTAGGCAGTTGGAAAGAATTTGGAATAAATTGATTGCTCATAGCCCCACCGCCTTATCTTGTGTAAATTCACCGTTCCACGTTGCTTTCATTGGCAAATTGCCTTTCACATACCATTCATAGAGCTTTGCCGCCCCTTTCTTTAGCAACACAGGTTTATAAGCGATAAACGGCTCTTTGCCGTGCTGAGCGATTTCTGTAGTTTCCTCCGTGAGATATTGATCTCGGGCATAGGCTTTTACTCGTTTGGCTTTCCCGTCTTGATAAAGCCAATTTTTGCCTAACAGAAACTCACCCACTTTTAACGAATTTACCCCGTTCAAGCCTTTCACAAATTCAAATGGCGAAATCCCATTACGGAAATAGCTTTCCATTGATTCGATTTGTTCGGATTTTTGCTTGCTTTCTAACAAGGCTTGGTGTTCGCGAACTAATGCGAGTTGTTCACTTTCTTTTGCATCTGCCCAAGCCCGAGCGGCTGCCACAGGATCGTTAAAATTAGGCAAAAGTGCGGTGTTTTTTTGCTGATTTTCTAGTTCATTTAAACGATCAATAATCTTGGCTCTTAACTCAATCCGATAGCCAGAAACTAAAATCATCGTTTCTCGTTTTGGTAAACGAATTTCACTTGTTAAACCTGTTTCAGGATTTTTAACAATAAAAATCCCTTTAAAATCAAGACTATCCATATTTGGATAGAGTTCATCAAGCATATTACGAATATCACGCATAACGTGAGCGTGTTGTTTTTCACATAATTGAGCAATTTCGCGACTGCTCATCGTAATACTTGATTTTTCTGTATTTATCGGTAATAATTTCGTCATCTATGTAGCTCCTTATAGCTCGTAATTGCCACCGCTCCAACGGTGGTTTTTTATTGCTTATGAATAGCAATCGCTACTTCAATCGCTTTTGCCGTGGTCTGTTGTGATTTGTGCAATAACTTATGCAACACATCTTGTTCTTCCTGCGTCAGTACGCCGTCGCTCAAAAACTCGTTGAGTTTTGCAAACAAAATTCCACGTTCAGCAAGTTCTTGCAGTTGCAACTGTGATAGCTCAACTAAATCTGTTTCGTTTTCGTTCGGTACGGCAAAGCTCACCTTGCCTAAACGGCGGTTAATTTCGTCTGACCAATCACTCACGCCATATTCAAGCTCTATCGCAATCAATTCTTCGCAGGTAAAGCGTTGCCCTTTGGTTTGATACAAGCGGTTATTCAACGCCTGTTCTGTCATACCAAGAAAGCCCGCCACGGCAGATTTCCCGCCTTGGCACTTTTCTATCATTTCAATAATCGTTTTCTTCATCTCCATAATTTCCTTGTGGATTTTGTGGTTTTGTTTTTTAGGTGGGTTTGATAAATTATGGATTAGCTGGATTCGCTAGTCGCTTAATGTCGTCAGCCGTTATTTTATTATTGAGAGCATTAGCTAGTTTCTCTGCATATTGCGTTTCTCCCGTGTAATCTGTTCTTGGCAATGTATTTGAAGCTCGCCACTTATACACAGCCCGAGAAGTAATACCGCATAATTGAGCAACATTTGAAGCTCCAATATGGTCAATAATTTGTGTAAGTGTTTTCATAATTCCCCATAAAAATATGAACATTAAGTACATAATAAATCAGAACTGAAAGTACTTCAATATTTATTTATAATTGAACCAATGGTACGGAGATAAAAAATGATTACAGAAGAAAAATTCAGAGAGAATTTTGCTAAACGATTAGATCTTGCTTGTAAAGAAAAAGGTTTAGCAGAATGGGGGCGTGGTGCAGAAATTGCTAAAATCCTTGGAGTAACGCCTAAAGCGGTCAGTAAATGGTTTAGCGGAGAAACAACCCCCTCACCGAGTAAAACTTATGCTCTTGCCAAATATTTAGGAGTAACACCAGAATGGCTAACATTTGGCGATCAAAATGTTGTTCCTGCGAACGTTAAAAAATCCCACTCTTATCCCCTTATTAGTTCAATTCAAGCAGGAATGTGGACAGAAGCGTGCGATTTTCACGATAGTATAGGTTATGACTATATTGACTCAGAGATAGATGCAGGCGAAGACGCGTTCTTTTTGAGGATAAGCGGCTTATCGATGGAGCCTAAATTTAGCGAAGGAGATTTAGTGTTAATTGACATTCGCAAACGCCCTCACCCCGGTGATTTTGTAGCCGCTGTCAATGGAAACGGTGAAGCAACCTTAAAACGCTATCGTGAATTAGGTGAGATTTCCAAATCAGGCAATCCGCACTTTGAACTTGTTCCGCTTAACCCAGATTTCCCAACCCTTAGTTCAATGAAACAAGAAATTCGCATCATCGGCGTAGCGGTTGAGCATAGGAGCTATTTGTAGTAGATAATGTATTTTATAAGGATAAAATTAGATTATACGATCAGGGTTGTTTTTATATGAAAAACAAATGGTTATATCTTTTTCAATAGGATTACGATCATTATATATGATTGATCTGTAGCCTTAAGCATAATTAATATAGTTATTGAAATAAGCAATAAAAAAGAACTCAAATAGGAGGCTCTATGGATAACTTAGTTTATTCTCAATTTTGTGAAATTAATATAGATGACCCATTCTTTGATAGTCTAAAATCAGACTACAAAGAGTTTTCTACTTGGTTTCACCGAAAGAATAATGATTATGCTTATGTCCTATACGGGAAATATGGTATAGATGGTTTTTTATACCTCAAATTTGAAAATGAAGTAACAGACATTGTTCCGCCAATTTATAACAAACATATTTTAAAAGTGGGGACATTTAAATTTAACCCTAAAGGTACATTAAGAGGTCAGCGGTTTATCAAAAAGATTCTTGATATTGCCATCGTAAATCGTGTAGAACTAATTTATTTAACCGTCTTTGAAAAACATATCTATCTTATTAACTTATTTACGCAATATGGGTTTTATCAAGCAGGTCAAAAACAAACATCTAATGGCGTAGAATATGTTTATGCAAGAAATATGCGTCTTGCAGTTGGAGACATCCTACTTGATTACCCTTATATTCCTTCTACAACAAATAAATTCTTGTTGGCAATCCATCCTGTATATCATACGAGGCTATTCCCAGAATCTAGATTATTTAACGAATCACCTAACATAGTTCAAGATGTGTCTCATTCCAACAGCATTCATAAAATCTATATCTCCGCAGCTTACAATGCCAATATATTAAGAAGAGGAGATGTTCTTGTGATATATCGAACTGGGGACGGTAATGGACCCGCGTACCATCGGGCAGTAGTATCCTCTATATGCGTCGTTGAAGAGGTAAAACATATCTCTGAATTCCCATCTGAAGATGCATATTTGCAGTATTGCACCAAATTTAGCGTTTTTACTCCATTGGAATTATCCAGATTTTATCGGGAAAAACGATACCCTTACATTATTCGGTTTACTTATAATTTGGCTTTGCCAAAAAGAACTAACCGCAAAGAATTACTTGACAATAATGTGATAGAAGATCAAACTAGAATAGTATTGCAACATATATCTAATGATCAATTTAATTGTATTTTAAGGTTGTCTCAAACAGATGAAAGTTTTATTATCAATCAAACCTGAGTTCATAGAAAAAATTATTTCGGGTGAAAAAAAATTTGAATTTAGAAAATCTCTACCAAAACGTGAGGGAATAACGACTGTTATTGTATATTCTACAATGCCAGTAGGAAAAGTAATCGGCGAATTTAAAGTTAAAAATACTCTATCTCATACGCCAGAATCTCTCTGGGAAAAAACAAAGGAATTCTCTGGTATCACTAAAAATTTCTTCGATCAATATTTTTCAGCAAGGGAGTTGGCCCATGCGTTCGAGATTGATTCATTTAAGTTATATGACGAGCCATTGAGAATCACAGATATACTGCCATCAGGGACTCCTCCGCAATCCTATTGCTACATTAACTAATCAAAAACCGCCCCTATGGCGGTTTTCTTTTATCTTAACTCCTCTAACCATTTTCGTGACGCCACGAAAATGGTATCAAACTACACTAATTATCTTTAATTCACGCCTAGAAAAAACTGAATTTCCGCTCCTAACTCATTGAAATCAAAACAAATCACCTAAAACATTATCTTGAATACAACCATTTTGTTAACTGTAATAGCTGTCAGTTGACTTTTATCTGCTCATTTTTCCCCTACGATTTCAGAAAAACACTCCTTTAACCTCTCCACCTGCACAAAAAACAAGCAATCAAACAAACATTTTCAAATTATTTTTCTTTAAAAATCAAAAATGTATGTACTTTTGGTACTTTTCTTTTTATAAAATGAATAAAAAGTTCTTTACACATATGAACCAATGGTACATAATACACCCATCAAAACGAAACAACGTTTAATGCTCTTTAACAATCAAGATGAAATAAAAAGCCCTGCGGTAACAGGGCTTGGATAATTAAACTTCGCGAACAGGTGTTTGTCGGTTAGTGTCCATAACAAGCCCGATACAATGTAAGCAGTTTTGTTTGGTCGTATAACCTTCACTTTGAGCTATAGGTTCGTGATTGGCGGCTTTTAGTCGCCAATACCACTGACCATTAACACCTTTGAAAATTTCAAAATACATAGAGGTAACTCCTTATGCAAAACGAAATGAAACGCTATGCAATTTCTTACTTCTTCAAAGGAAAGAAGTGGTGTTCAGATGTCTACGCCAACTCATTTGAAGAAGCACAAGAAAAAGTCAAAGCAATGTCCCAAGCAACTATTGATGGTGAGCTTTACTGTTCAATATATGTTCCAGTCAAGCCACAATCACGCATTGCAAGGTTGCTTTTAAAGCTACTACATAAATTTAGCTAATTCAATATTTCATCTTGGTGATGATGCTCTTTAACAATTTAGAACCCACTCCCCTTTTTACAAAAGGAAGCCGAAAGGTTGGCAAGTCTGTGCCAGTGGGGCTGAGGCAAACAGGCTTATTTATTCAATGCCGTATTTACGGAGAACCAAGGCAGCAGAACCGAGAGGAATGCAATGCAAAGAATCAACCGTGATACCGAGCCGAGATGAACGTTAGACAAGTGCGGCATTGAATAAATAACAACAACGGAGGTGAATGATGAATATCGTCATTGAACGTAACCCAGCGAGCAAAAAATACTGCGAAAAGGCAGAAATTCGCTCAATGGGCAAGGCTGGCAGATTAGCAAGAATGTTTGCCAAATCTCGCCAGAAAAAAATCAAAACGGGAAAACCTGACCGAATTAAGACCGCACTTGTAATGTTGCCGATTCCGTCAAAATCCCAAATTGAAAAAGCGGCGGCTCAATTTCAAGCCGTCAAACCGAATTACCACAAAGGCGAAATCGGCGTAAATACCGTGCGGGCCACACAAAAAATCCGCCGTGGTTGTCAGGAGTTAATGAGGATTTAGACGATGAAAAATAAAATTACTGATTTAAACAACCATCTTTTTAGTCAATTAGAAAAATTGTTAGATGAAGATTTAACAGATGAAGAATTAAAAAGGGAAATTGCTAGAGCGAATGCGGTATCTGGTATTGCATCGAATATCATTCAAAATTCTAATACAGCCATTAAAGCAATGCAGCTTTTCGGTGACCGCACTATTGAGGCAGATGCACCCGATTTTTTAAGAATATCAAAGGCACAAAATGACAAAAAAACGCTTTAGGTTTACTGATGAACATATTGCTTTTATCCGTGAACATAAAGATTTAGCTCCTAAAGATCTCATTCAGGCCTTTTATCAACAATTTGGTTTGCTAAAGAATAGGCAGGTTTTTAGAAAGCTAAAAAAACGATTAGGAATTATCTCAACGGTTCAACATTGCAATCGATATACCAAAGAAGAGTTAGCCTTTATCAAAGAAAATTGCACTTTACCGCAAGCGGAATTAACCAAACTATTTAATCAAAAGTTTAACCGTAATCAGACCGCACAAGTAATTAGGGTACTGTGTGCTAAAAGAGGTTGGCTGACTGGTAGAAATGGGCGATTTAAAAAAGGAGAACATTTAAAGCCTATTGGTTACGAGCGATTTTGCCCTATGGCAAAAGCCGTGTTGATAAAAACAGGAGTTAAGCGTTATGAAAGAAAATCACGTGTTATCTGGGAGCAAGCCTTTGGCAAAATCCCTCAAGGATTTGTTTTGTGGTTTAAAGACGGCAATATTCAAAATTGTGAGTTATCTAATTTAGAACTAATCAGTCGTAATGAAATGCTATGGCGACATAAGCTGAATTACCACGAATTAGACAGCAGTGTGAAACAAACTTTTAATGTGTTTATTCAACTACGAGAAAAATTGATAAAACTCAAAAAGCAACAGCAACAAAAGGACCGCATAGCAAAAGGATAAGCTAAGGTGCTGTCACCACCTGAGATTGTAGGTTCAAGTCCTACTGCGGTCGCCAATTTATCACAAGGCACACTGAGTCATTATCTACGGATTATTTTAGACCAATCTTCTTGCCGTAGTTAGTGTGCCTTGTCATAACTTTCATTCAAAACCGCATTCTTAGCCGCTCGTTTTTAGTCTTTTTCATCGTGGCTTTGCGTGCGGTTCTGAATGAGATGAGAAATAGGAGAAACGCAGTGAAAAAATATGAATTAACCGATGAATATATTGAGATCGGATTTACAACTAAAATTAAACTCTATCGCATAAAAGCTTTAGTAGCAATCGCATCAATCGGCGTTAGTGCTGGTGATTTGGGTGGATATGTCGAGAAAGAGTCAAACTTAGATCAGAGCGGTGATGCCTGGGTGTACGGTAATGCCAAGGTGTACGATAATGCCGTGGTGTGCGGTGATGCCTGGGTGTACGGTAATGCCGAGGTGTACGGTGATGCCAAGGTGTACGGCGATGCCGTGGTGTGCGGTGATGCCGTGGTGTGCGGTAATGCCGTGGTGTACGGTAATGCCAAGGTGTACGGCGATGCCGTGGTGTCCGGTGATGCCGTGGTGTGCGGTAATGCCAAGGTGTACGGTAATGCCAGTGTGTCCGGTAATGCCAAGGTGTACGATAATGCCAAGGTGTCCGGCGATGCCGTGGTGTCCGGTGATGCCGTGGTGTGTGAAAGATCTGATATTGTCTGGTTTTCAAACGTGGGTACGGAGTACGGTACATTAACCGTATTTAAAACTAAGCAAGGAGTATTGTGGGCTACTAGAGGCTGTTTTAGTGGCTCTGTTGAGGAGTTTTTGAAAAAATCCGCGGAAGTTCACGATGAAAAAACGAAAAGAGAATATCAACTTTTGATTGAAGTCGCTAAATCAAGGTTGAACAACTAATACGCCCACACGGAAGGCGTTAAACCCCGTGCAGACATAAATACTCTTAACCTTGCCCACTGTAACAGGTGGGCTTTTTTAGCAAAATCTAAAAAATATTGCTCATATTAATTAGTGAGTATTGAAGGAATTTAGCTCTTATTTTTATCAATATCATCTTTTGAGCTCTCAGGGATCATTGCTGGCAAGGTAAAAGTATATTGTAAAAAGAGTTGGCTAAATAATCTTAGCTCCTCCAATTCATCGAGTGTAAAATCATTATAGGTATGAGAAGCTTCAGCACTTAATGTTCTAATATGCAATGCAAAATTCTTCAAATCTTTGGTAAGTTTTCCCTCTTCAAATAACTTTTCAATACGCTTATTTAATTTTGCTCTGCTATCATTCTCTGCTAATTCACACAATGCACGCTCTAAAGTTGAGCGATATGCATTTCCAGAAGCTTTGACAAAATGCGGTTTAGCTTTTACTTGTAAAAAAAGATCTTCAGCTGTCAGAAGCTCTTCTTCTACCGAACTAGGTAAATATTCGGGAATTTCTGCAGTTTTCGTATTATTAGGATAGAATTGAATCCATCTCCCATCGGATAACTCCTGTAAATTGTAATTATTTTTACTAGTTAAAAGAGAGCGAATTCTGTTTAGCTTTTGTTTAGAATGTGAATCATCTTGTACTGCAAGATCACCAATAATCGCACTACTGCAGGTATTACAAGTGGCTAATAATGAGAAAATAGAATAATTAGTAAATTTATCATTTTCATAGTACGTTTTAATCTCAAATCCCCCATGTTTAACGCCACAATGGGGGCAATCATAAGCAAAGGTAATCATAATGAATCTCCAAGATCATATTTATTTAATTGATGAATTTCTTGAAGGGCAAAGCCCTGAAGTAAAACTATATACTTATTTTAAAAATCAAGATAAGGAAACGCAACATAGTTTTGTCATTGCCTTAATTGGTAAAGTGGTTAGCTCACATAAACTTTATCATCACGAATTAAACAAGTAACATTGACAACCGCCGCCCTACTTCGGATTAAAACAACGGTAAATTTAATAATTCCAAATCATCTCTTCAATTAGGGCGGTTTTAGATTTCCCTGTGCGTTCGCTTAATTCTGCTAAGCGTGAAATGGTTTCTTCTTTCAGCTTAAAGCCAGCCAAACGCACACCGCGTTTTTTATCACTTTTAGCTTGCAATTCTCGCAATGTTAACCCTGATTTAGGACGCCCCATAATAAAAACCCCTTGCATTGATGAAATGAATACATTAAGATTTAGGAACTGCCTAGCGATGGTGGCAGCCACCGCTAGGGCTTTTAGAACTCTAATCTAGTAAGCTGGCAGGCTCACTAAGATTAAAATTACTAGGATTAAGACTTTAATCAACATAATCCAGTTCCTTTTTGTTGCCGCTCTCAACAAGGGCGGCTTCTTCATTTCTAGCCCCTTGCTAAAAACAAATGTATTTTAGGTTAAACTAACAAACAAAACAAGTTATTTTTTGGTTTAAGCTAAAATATTTTTTAATTTGACACCGCCCAAACTTCAGCGTAAACTATCCCCACTTTCAAACGAAAGTCGGGATTTGCAGCCCTGAATAAGTACTAGGCGGTTAGAATAGTAGGTCGCCTTATGGTGGCTTTTTTATAGCCGAAAATCAGAAAATCAAACCTTTTAAAAGGGGTACATCAAATTGATCCCCCCCCCTTTGAAAGTAGTCAATGATGGACTGATTAAGGGGATCGAAAGATCCACCGTTTACCTAGTACAGCGGCACTGCAAACCTTGATCAGTTCATCACCAGTTATTGCAGGACTAGTGATGAGTTTTTAAAACTTGTACTAGGAGCAGTCAAAATGACTACATTAACTTTTCAAAATAAAAATCTTTCGGTTATCAATCAAAATAATCAACTTTGGATGACGGTTACAGAAATTGGTAACGCATTAGGTTATTCAGATCCATTTAAGTCAGTTAAAAATATCTACGATCGCCACGCTGACGAATTTACCCCAAATATGACCGCACTGATTAATATGCAAACCAACGGCGGAATGCAAAAAGTGCGAATTTTCAGCTTGCGTGGTGCTCACCTAATCGGAATGCTTTCCCACACTAAAGTAGCTAAAGATTTTCGTAAGTGGGTGCTGGATATTCTCGATAAAGAAGTAGAACGACAAAAACCAAAACAACTCGCTTTACCCGAACCCAAAACCTACAACAGAACGCTTACCGCACTGGAATTGGAGGATTTGCTTTGGCTTTGGTTTATCAACCACAATATGTTGAACTTCATCAACAGCCTAATCGAACCGCTAGAAAAAATCGGCTCGAACTTTCTTCCCTCAGCACACAGCCAATCTCGGGAATATGGCGAATTTAACCACTATATGGCACCGCTTATCGACAAACTGATTGCTAACGCCGAACTCGGTTCTGCCAACCAACTGCCGAAACGCACGCTTGAACAAGTGTTAGGTAAAACCACCACACAACGCGGTTATCACTTAACCAAACGTTAATTTTCACCACCGCCTTACCTTACTTTTTAGTGAGGCGGTTTCTTGCACCCTAAATTCAGTAATTTGATTAAAAAGGAAACAGAGATGAAACAGCGTGGTTATGAAACACTGGTGGCAGATTACGTTAAATCAAAATTAGGTGAAAACATCACCACAAGTCAGATTGCAACGCAATATGGTGAGGTTAGCCTTTATCACAACAATAAACTGTATATCGCAGTGTTTGATAATCCAACCACCCTACAGATAGACGACATTAATCGCCAACTCTTCGCAGTACATTTCACGCATGAGCTAATTTATCGAACGGGACGAAAACTACTGACCTTTGAAACCCAACGCTTACTAAAACCGGAAGTAAGTTATTTACTCAGACATCTAAAACAGATGGAGAAGAAAAATGCCAATTTATCGCGTACATAGCAGTGCTTACCACGATGGCTCAACTAAAGGATTTCGCCACGACATTAAACATAAACGGCACGACTGTTTTCGTGGTGATGTGAGGATATTTCAAATCATTGATGGATATCCACATCAAATCTCACGGAAGCGGAAACGTTTTACAAATAAAGAAGAGGCTTATCAGTGGGCAAAGCAATTTGCTCAAACCATCACAAAGCAATTAAAAAGGAAACAAAAATGAACGATCTTATTAAACATACACTACAAACCCTACTCTTTCTTGTTGCCGTTATCACCGTGCTAAGCCTTGCTGATGCCTACGCACAAACAGCGGAAGATTACTACACAAACCAAGGCTCCACATTAGAACAACTCGCCGAAATGGAACGCCAAGCCAACCTTGAGTGGCAACAAGAACAAGGCGACTTACAGCCCAATTTAACCGTTGAGGCTGAAAAATACCTCAAAAATTACACCGCACTTTTGCAACAGGAGATAACCAATGAACGATAGCGAACTTGCCCGAGCCTACGACGATTACAGCGACCGCTTGCTTGAGGAGCATTACCGCGAAGACGAGCAAGACACGGAAGAGCCTGAAATCGATGAAGATGACGATTTTTGCCATTACCACTGCATAGGAGCGGGCGGATTATGATTGATTTGAATAACAAAAACCTAGATGCATTAATGGAAAGCCTTAATCAGCAAGGCGAGGTAGGCAAAGCCTACCGCAAAGCTGAAGCAACAAGGCACATTCAAGAAGCCCTCAAATGGGTTGAAATTAATGACCTTATCACCATTGCCGAAGCCCTTTACGCGGAAGACTTTGCCAATGCCGAAATTGCCTATCACAATCACAGAGGAAACACACAATGAAACTTTACGAAATCGCCAACAATTACAACAACGTTGCAGAACTTCTCATCAACCCTGAATTTGCGGAAAACAGCGACATTATCGCCGCTCTTGACGCAGTGGAAGATGAGTTTAACAACAAAGCCATCAATACCTTAAAGGCAATCAAACGGGTTGAGGGGGATATTGAATTGCTCGATGCGGAAATTAAACGCCTCACCACAATGAAAAAAGCCCGGCAAAACCGTATCGAGGAAGTGAAAAACTACCTCAAATACAATATGCAAAAAACCGGTATCGACAAAATCGAAAGCCCGCTCTTCAAAATCACCTACAGCGAACGAAAACAAAGTGCGGTGGAAATTGACGAAGATTTATTCCTTGCCAACAACCTTGATGAAAGCCTTGTCAGCGTCAAAATCACCCCAAACAAAACCGCCATTAAAGCCGCATTAAAACGGGGTAATGACGTGATTGGGGCGAAATTGGTGGATAGTGCGGTGTTGAGTATTAAATAGGAGTAATCAAATGCAATTTCAAAAAGCAGAACGAAAAAAATCAAAGCTCAGACTTGCCTTAACAGGTCCAAGTGGATCGGGTAAAACTTATGGGGCTTTGCTTGTTGCGAAAGGGCTAGGTGGAAGAATTGCGGTAATTGATACCGAAAAAGGGAGTGCTTCCCTTTATTCTCATTTGGTCGATTTTGATGTGCTAGACCTAGAAGCCCCTTACACCCCTGAACGCTATCGCCAAGCAGTTAGATTAGCCGTTGAAAACGGGTATGATGTCGTAATTATTGATAGCATTACGCACGAATGGTCAGGAGCTGGAGGTTGCCTTGAGTTAAATGACGAAATCGCCAAAGCGAAATTCAAAGGAAATACTTGGAGTGCGTGGAGTGAGACCAAAGCACGCCACCGTGCTTTAATTGATGACTTACTTGCCAGCCCAACTCACATCATTGTTACAATGCGAAGTAAAACTGAGACCGCTCAAGCAGAAATAAATGGTCGCAAGCAGGTTCAAAAACTTGGAATGAAAGCGGAACAAAATGACGGCATTGAGTATGAATTTACTACTGTATTGGATTTAATCCACGACGGCAATTTTGCTCAGCCGAGTAAAGACCGTACAGGCTTATTCCCACCTAATGGAAATCCCTTTAAATTATCCGCTGAAATAGGGAAACAGCTTGTAGAGTGGTTGGAAAGCGGTGTTGATTTAACCTTTAAAAGGGCTGAGGTTCACAGAGATAAAATGCTACAAAAAATAACGACTGCAGAAACGCTCGAATTGCTAGGTGAAATGAGTAAATATGTTACTGATAAATTTAAAGATTATCCGATTTTATTAACAGAGTTAGAACAAGCAATTTTAGCTCGCAAAGCGAGTTTAGATAATCAAGGGGGAGAATAATGGCAGGCATAAACAAAGCCATCATCGTCGGCAATTTAGGCAACGATCCAGAAATCCGCACAATGCAAAATGGCGATCAGGTTGCAACAATCAGCGTGGCAACCTCAGAAAGCTGGACTGATAAGCAAACAGGCGAACGGCGAGAACTCACCGAATGGCACAGAATTGTGCTTTATCGGCGGTTAGCGGAAATTGCAGGGCAATACCTCAAAAAAGGCTCAAAAGTCTATATTGAGGGGCGTATCAGAACCCGAAAATGGCAAGACCAGCACGGCGTTGCGCGTTACACCACCGAAATTCAAGGCGACAGCTTGCAGATGTTAGATAGCCGCCAAGATGGACAAAGTGCACAAACAAACGCACCACCGCGTCAAACGCAATCAACAAAATCCAATGCTTATGCTAATGCTAAAAGTGGCAACTACACGCCACCACCGCAGAATAATGGTGATGAGCTAGATGATGATATTCCGTTCTGAGTTGTCTAGACAATTTAAACAATATCTAAACGATTTTAGACAATTAAAAACATATTTAGCATTTAAAATCAAATAGATAGTATTGTTTAAATTAGACGATTCCTGATTATTTTTAGATGATAGCCCTCAAATGAGGGCTTTTTTATGAGGCAAAAATGAACACAGACCTACTCAACGAACGGGCCAAAACGCACGGCGATTTTATCAGCGGTGCAGAAACCTTTTATCACCTGATGAAACCGATCATCGAAAGCCAGCTTTTTGAACGCAACAAAGTCAAAGCCTATGCCGCCACAATGATTGCCGCCAAACTCACCCGAATTTGCAACGGTGATGAAAACTTCCCCGACCACTGGGACGACATTATCGGCTATGCTCAATTAGCCACTGGTAAGCAATTTGAACCACAGCAAGCGGTAAGTGTGCCAGTTGTGGATTATATAAAAACTCAGAATATGACAGCGAACCGCTAAATAGCGGTTTTTATTGGAGAAAAGAAAATGTTTTGGTTTAAAAATGCAATGATTTACCGCTTAACAAAAGCGATGGATTTTTCCAACCTCTCAAGCCAACTTGAGGCGTGTGAATTTACGCCTTGCGGTAGTAGTGAGGCAAGTAAATTTGGCTGGATTGCACCACTTAGCACGAGTGAACAGCTCTGCTTTGAGGCAAATGGGCAAATCCTACTTGTGGCCCAGCGAGAAGAAAAAATCTTGCCAAATTATGTCGTAACCAAAGAGCTAACTAACCGAGTAAAAGCGTTAGAAGAAAAAGAAGGGCGTAAACTCAAAAAAGTCGAAAGGCTGTCTATTAAAGATGATGTGGTTGCCTCTCTTTTGCCTCAAGCCTTTACCCGTAGCACCTACACCGCACTTTGGATTGATACGCAAAACCAGTTGATTTATGTGGACGCGGCTTCCGCTAAACGAGCCGAAGATGCATTAGCGTTACTACGTAAATCCCTAGGCTCATTGCCAGTTATTCCACTCGCCTTTGCAAATGACGCATCGCTAGTTATGACAAACTGGGTAAATGAAGCACCTGATTGGCTAACCGTGCTGGAAGAAGCCGAATTGACGGGGTTAAAAGAAGATGGCATAGCTAAATTTAAGCGACAATATTTAGATAGCAACGAAATTTACTCATTACTTGAGGCGGGAAAAGTGGTAACAAAAATCGCTCTAGAATGGGAAGGGAATTTAAGTTTTGTACTTTGTGATGATGGCACACTCAAACGCCTTAAATTTGCTGATGAAATCAAAGAGAAAAATGATGACATTGCCAAAGAAGATATTGCTCAATGCTTTGACGCGGATTTTTTATTAATGGCTGCAACCATTTCAGAATTAACTAAGAGATTGCTCAATGAATTTGGTGGAGAAAAGGAAAGCATATGAAGATTATAAAACGATTAGCTGAACGAGTGCTTAGAGATGATTTTATTTACCTCGAAAGAAAAGTTGCAGAAAAAGTTAGTGAATTAAGTAAAGAATATCAGAAGATAATTGAAGAGCGAGATAAAACTATTGTTGGCTTGCGAACAATTATCGAAAATCAAAAAGCAGATATTCTTGAATTAAGAAAACAAGCACAAAAACGACCGCACTTTAAGCGTAAAAGAAAATAGCAAGGGGAATAAATAATGACAGAAATAGAATATATAAATCCACAAAAAGGGAAATACATTCTTTTAGAATATTCCAAATCCTCTGGCTGGGATATAGTCCGAGAAACAAGATATGGTTTGCCACTTGATGAAATAAAACAAGTACACGCATATCAAATTAAATATCGTGATATTAGCCCTAAAAATTTATTGATTGTGCCAGTGTAGGATTGATTATGGAAATTAAAGAAACCTTACACGTACGAGACTTTATTTATCACGGCTTGCGTTTTGTCTCGGAAGGTTGTCCCCCTACTAAAAGATCCGGGGGATATTAATTACGCACGTTGGGTTATGTCAATGCACGATGTTCCCGCCACCTTAAGTTTTGAAATTGAAGAATATGTTAAACAATTCCCTTTATATTGTATGTATAACGGGATTAAACATAAATTTATTAATATTTCGCGATTAGGTGATGTATTTATCACTGATAACCTAAAAAGTACATCTTATAACAAACGTGTGTTAATTACCGATTTATATCAATTCTCAAAGGAGAAGTAATTATGTATTTAGACAGTTTTGGTACTGCAATAATGGCAGTATGTATTTTCATAGCAGTTGTTGTTTTCGGTCTAGGTGTGCTAGTAGGTTGGTTATTTTTGTAAGGATAAAGATATGAAACCATTTAATTTAGAAGAAGCATTAGCAGGTGAAACAGTTAAACTTAAAAACGGTTTAAAAGCCTATGTTATTAAAATATTAGATAGTCCAGAGATAGGTATGCACGAATTAATTGGGTTTTATGAAACTGAACGTAAAAGACAACGGTCTATTAGCTGGTTTTATGATGGAACTAGATGTGATGACTTTGCTATTACTGGTATGTGGGAAGAACCTAAGCGTTTCATTAACGGTATTGAAGTACCTAAGTCTTTAACAATGAAAACTTGCGCCAATGGAGAAAAATATTGGTTCGTTGATTTGCAAAGTTCTGAACTTGTAACTCAAAAAGCATACAATGTTTTCAACACTGAGAGCCTTAACTTAGTAAATCGTGGACTAGCGTTTAGGAGGAAACAGGACGCAAAAGCAATGGCTAAAGCATTGTTAAATTATAACGTAGAGTATAAAAATGATGATAACGCCTATGCTAATAATGGTTGGATTGATATAAATAAACAACTCCCACCACTAGGAACCAAAGTGATTGGTAGATGTGTTATAGATGGTAAAGTGTTAATACTTATTATTGTAAAAAAGCTTGTCGGTAGTGAGTATTGGTTTTCACCCGTTAATATTTACGGTACATTTGATGATAAAGCGGTTGATGTCACGCACTGGCAGCCACTACCAAAACTACCACAAGCCTAACCTAGCAAGTTAGGCTTTTTATTTGACAAACCGCCCTACTTCGGATTAAGATAACCGCACTTCCAAGCCGTTTTTTAACGGCTTTTTTTGTACCTTAAAATGATAAAAAATAGGAGAGCACTAATGATTACATATCAAGATCTGTGCAAACAGCACCAACAATTCAACCATATTTTGATTGAACGTCGCGCGATATTAAGAGAACAAATTCGGCAATTACGTTTAGCCTTAGCAATGGATTTAGGGCTAACAGAAAAATATTATAAAAAACAACTTAACGACCCAAGCCCAACAGAACCTTACGTCAGAGTAACCGATAGCGATGGAGCCCCAACTGAGTCACATCAACTTAAAGCAGAATATGATGAATTACATAATCCAAGCATTACTTTTGGTTTATCTTTAGCGCTCGAAGAAAGTGCAATAACCTACCCGAAGAAGCCTGTTAGATTGGTTATTACAGCCTATTATCTTTCAGAAAATACCATAAGATTTGTTTTTCCGAATATTGACGACACACCAGCTTTCGGAATTAATATTGATGATGACAAGCAAAGTAAGTTTTCAGTAGTTATTGAGGCTTATAAACAACTTGTTATGAAAACTTTTACAATCTAATTGACAACCACCGCCCTTTAATTTAGGATATCCCCACTTTCAAACGAAAGTCGGGATCGCAGTCCTGAATATACGAGGTGGTGAGTAATGGCTGCCTAAATGGTGGCTTTTTTTATAGCCGAAAATCAGCAAATCTACCTTTTTCACAAATTTGTGAAAAGGTCGTCAATGGTGAGCTGAATGAGGAGACCGAAAGGTCTGCCGTTTTCTCGTATAGCGGTACTGCGAACCTTGTTCAGTTCACCACCAGTTATTCGCAGTAGCTCGTGGTGAGTTCTAAAAACTTAATACGAGAAACTAAAAATGACAAATTCAAATTTAATTCCAGTCTTCAACGGTTTAATTGCAAATCAACCTGTACAACTCTGTAATGCTCGTGAACTACACACATTTGTAGAAAGTAAACGACAATATGGCGACTGGATCAAAGATCGCATATCAGACTACGGCTTTGTTCAAGACGAAGACTACATCATCGTAACCCAACGTACCAACGGCAGACCACGCAAGGAATATCACATCACCCTTGATATGGGTAAAGAACTCGCAATGGTCGAACGCAACGAAAAAGGGCGACAAGTTCGCAAATACTTCATCGAGTGCGAACGCAGAGCTTTGCAACCACAAGATAACGAATTATTGCAACTATTAATGCGGATCTACTGTTACGGCACACAATACGCCGATTACCAACGAGCGGCACTCGGCACAGCCCACAATGATTTCATAGGCAAAAGTAAGCTCATTGGCGAGTTTTGCACAGAGGGCGAACCCGCACAAAAAGGCTTCTTATTCGTCTTCAGCCCGAATATTGAAAAAGACCTCCAACAAGCAAGGGAAATCATCAATCGACACGTCCACGCCCAGCATAAGACGCGAAGCGAATTTTAAAATCTAACTCAAAACCGACCGCACTTCCTCGTGAACCGTGTGGCGGTTTTGCTTACCTCAAATTCAGCAAAAAGGTGAAAATATGTTCAGAATTTTAATGATTATCGGCTTGTTGTGGTGTGCGTATGAACTTGATTTGAGGGCTGACTGCGATGGGCATTATTGCGGAACAGCCACAGATTTAATCACAAAAAATTAACTCAACCCAAGCCTACGTTGTAGGCTTTTTTATTAGGAAACCCTATGGAAAAACTCACCAAATCCAAAGCGAGGGTAAGAGCGTTTGGCGAGGTGTACACACCTCAAAAACTGGTGCAAAAAATGACCGCACTTTTACCCGAAGAGAGCTTTGAGCCTGAAAAGAAAATCCTCGAACCCAGCTGTGGCACGGGGAATTTTTTATACGACATTCTAAACCGCAAGCTGTGCAAAATCCTCGTAGGTCCAAAGCACCCTTATTACAAAGTGCTGAATATGTATCAAGCACTAGCGAGCGTTTACGGCGTAGATATTCAACTTGATAACGTGATTGAATGCCAATCTCGCCTCAAATCCCTATTTTACGAATGCCTCGCAATGTTGCACGTTAAGCCCTTTGACTATTTTGTCGATCACGTCTTAATTAACAACATCAGACTAGGAAACGCCCTTGAGGACGCATTCACCTTTATTGATGTCGAGATCGTTTTCAAAGGTCGTGATATTGGCATTAAGGTAGAGAAAGATAGTTTTTTGCTTAGCGAATATGAATGCCATTTGCAACAGAACACCTCTCAACTCCAAGCCGTGCGATTGCTGGCATTTGAAGATGAGATAGGGATTACCAGAAATGCAACCTAAGGCTAAAAAGCCTATTTTATTGGAGGGAATATGGAAGAAACCCTAACAATTTCAGAGGTCGCCAGTAAACTCAAAATGAGCTATGGAGCAGTTTATGCTCATCGCTTTCATTGGGGATTTTTTCAAATGGAAGGATCACGGGTATGGCGAGTCAGTAAAACAACGCTTGATCAAAAACGGCAAAAAACGCACAATGTTTGCCGATTAGACGATCAGGTCGGCGATAAGGAGAAATTATGCCGATCAGAAAAAATGAATTCGGTGTATGGCAGATCGATATTACCACACCGAGCGGCCAGAGAATTAGACGCTCTGCTCAAACAACTAAAAAACAATTAGCCCAAGAGCTACACGACAAGCTAAAACACGAATATTGGCAAGTCGAACAGCTCAATAAAAAGCCTGAAAGAACCATCGAAGAAGCCCTTGTGCGGTTTCTTGAGTCGTCAAAAGGGCAAAAAAATCTCAATGCAAAAATCCGCCATACGGAATATTGGCGATCTGTGCTGGCAGGGCGAACGCTTAGCTCTTTAACAACTGATGATATTGTCAATAATCTCCCCACCCACAAAATCAGTACGGGAGAAAAGCTATCATTATCCACACAAAACCGCTACCGTAGCTCTATAATGCGAGTGTTATCGCTTGCACAAAAAGCAGGTTGGATCGACCATATCCCTTATGTACCACGCAATGCAGAGCCAAAAGTTAGGGTAAGATGGATCACACAAACGCAAGCCCTGAACTTGATCAACGCATTGCAATTAGAGTGGATGAAAGACGTTTGCACTTTTGCATTAGCAACAGGAGCAAGAATGACCGAAATTTTATCGCTGACCTGGGATAAAATCGATCTTTCTCGCAATATTGCCATTGTCAGTAGCGATGTTGCCAAATCAGGGCGTGCAAGATCCTTATTGCTCGGCAAAGATGCCTTAGCCGTAATCGAAAAACGGCAATCCCAACGCCTCTCTCGTTATGTGTTCCACCGTGGACGAGATAAGCAAATCAAAGAAATTAGCTATCCTGATTTTAATCAGGCACTTAAAAAGTGCAACATCAGTGATTTTCGATTTCACGATTTACGCCACACTTGGGCAAGTTGGCACGTTCAAAATGGTACGCCATTAATGGTATTGAAAGAACTTGGTGGCTGGGAAACATTGGAGATGGTCAAACGTTATGCACATCTCAATGCAGACCATCTGTTAAGCTACACAAATCACGTCAAACTTACGTCAAAGTGCCTTTTAGACACGACAAAATTTGATGCTAAAAATGATATTTTGGATAGTTCACCAGAAAAGAAAAAAGCCGTAAGTTATTGATTTGAAAGGCTTAACCTACAGCTTAACACGAAATTCTTAATGGTGCCAGTGGCCGGACTCGAACCGGCACGCTTTTAAGGGCGGCGGATTTTGAATCCGCTACGTCTACCAATTTCGTCACACTGGCAAAATATTCTATTTAAAAAATAGCTTTGTTTTTAGGACGAAGCGAATTATACGAGTTTCATTTTTACTTGCAAGTAAAATTTATTTTTTTTGGTACAAGTGCATTAAAATTATTCAATCCCTCCGCATTAATTGTCGTTTAAATTTAAAAAATAGCGATTTATAAATAAAAAAGAATAGCTATGGCTGTGAAGCTATTGTGCCATATTTTCAACGGTTTTCAAAAAACCGCGAGCGGTGGCATAGGCATCGCTTGTGCCTTGGGCTTGCATAATCATATCCGACATTTCTCGAAACGCCCCTTTGCCGCCGTGATGTTGTAACACATAATCCGCACAGTTTTGTACATAATCCATCGCATCGCCCACCGCAAAGGAAAGCCCACACACGGCGAAAGCGGGGAGATCGACGCTGTCATCGCCAATATAAGCGGTTTGCTCGGGGGTAACGCCCGCTTGCTGCATTAATTCAAAGCAGGCACTTTCTTTTTCTAATTTGCCGAGCAGAAAAAGGCTGATCCCTAAATCGGCAAGGCGTTTGCGTAAAATCGGCGAATCCCGTCCCGATAACACGGCAACTTGCACGCCATTTTCCATTAACATTCTAATACCTAATCCATCGCGAACGTGGAAACTTTTGATCGCTTCGCCATTGGCATCGTAATGGAGAAGCCCGTCGGTGAGAACGCCATCAACATCGGTAATCACCAGTTTTATTGCTTGGAGTTTTTCATTTAAAATCATAGTATTAGCTCAAAAATTCAATTAAGCCGACCACTTTATTGTTCTCATCTAAGGCAATTAAGGAATGGATTTTATTTTCTTTCATAAAGTTTTCCGCTTCTGCCAAATAACAATGAGAAGAAATGGTTTTCGGATTGGTGGTCATTATTTCTTGTGCGGTTGTAGTAAGAGCGGCAACCCCTTGTTTGCTCAGCGTGCGGCGAATATCGCCATCAGTAATAATGCCTTTTAATTCATCATCTTGCATTATAATAGTAATGCCCATACGCCCCTCGTTCATAATGGTGAGACAATCGACAAAAGACGTATCCAGTTGAGCGATAGGGAGCTTCGTTTGCATTTGATCTTTAACCCGTGAGAGCAAACGTTTGCCAAGGCTACCACCGGGGTGATATTTGGCAAAATCTTCAGGTTGGAAATTTCTAGCGGTAATTAATGCCACCGCAAGCGCATCGCTGAGTGCCAGCGTTACCAGTGCCGAAGTGGTGGGGGCAAGATTATTCGGGCAAACTTCTCGCTCAACGGTAATATCCAGCACATAGTCCGCGTGTTTGGCGAGGGTAGATTGTTTATTGCTAGTTAAAGCAATGATTTTATTACCAAAATTCTTGAGGCTTGGAATGAGTTTGTTTACGTCATCTGTTTCGCCACTGTATGAAATCAACATCACAATATCAATGGGCTTGAGCATTCCCAAATCACCGTGAAAGGCTTCCGTTGGGTGCAGGAAAAAACTTGGTGTGCCAGTGGAAGCAAAGGTGGCAACCATTTTTTTGCCGATTAATCCTGATTTCCCAATGCCGCCAACCACAAGGCGACCTTCACAGTTCAAAATGAGATCCACCACTTGGTTGAATTGCTGATCCAAACGTTGGCTTAATTGACGTAAGGCATTTTGCTCCACCGCAAGGGTATCTTGAGCAATGTGTAGATAATCCATTATTATCTCCGATCACATAAAAAGTGCGGTTATTTTAACGTAAGTTTTTTGTGAACTCTAGCAGTCATTTTTCTGAGTTTTCTTGCATTTGTTTGATATTCCGTTATACTCTCGCCCTGAGTTAGCCAAACAATCGCTGGTTTATTGAAGCCTAAACCGTTTGTATAAACGACCTAGTGGGACAAATAGACGAGAGGAAAGTCCGGGCTACATAGGGCAGAGTGCCAGATAACGTCTGGGAGGCGAGAGCCTACGACAAGTGCAGCAGAGAGCAGACCGCCGATGGCTCATTTGAGATCAGGTAAGGGTGAAAGGGTGCGGTAAGAGCGCACCGTGTGAGTGGTAACATTTCACAGTAGGGTAAACTCCACTCGTAGCAAGACCAAATAGGAACTCAATGGGTGGCCCGCTCAGAGTTCGGGTAGGTTGCTTGAGCGTTTGTGCGAACAAACGCCTAGATGAATGATTGTTCAACGACAGAACCCGGCTTATCGACTAACTCAAGGAATAAAATAGCCTCCATTTTGGAGGCTTTAAACTTAAGAAATATTTTTTTAAAGCAAGATATTTTAGTTTAGAGGGATTCTTTAAAATAAATAAGATCTTTTTTACCTAATGAGAATACTCCAACGCCACCATTTTTTAATTCTAGCCAATTAAAAGGAACATTGGGGAATTGCTCAATCAAGTGAATCATACTGTTTCCAACTTCACAGATAAGTATACCGTCGTCAGTTAAATAATCCGCAGCAGATTTTAAAATCCTTTTTGTAATATCTAGACCATCGATTCCAGAACCTAGTGCCATTTCAGGTTCGTAATGGTATTCCTCTGGCATTTCATCAAGATCTTCTTGATCGACATAAGGAGGATTGGCTACGATTAAATCATATTTATCTAAAGGGATATTAAAGAATAAATCTGATTGTATAGGAAATACGCGATCGTTCAAATTATGGTGGGTAATGTTGATTTCAGCAACATCTAATGCATCTGTAGAAAGATCAATTGCATCGACTTCAGCATTAGGAAACTGCATTGCACAAGCGATAGCGATACAACCGCTCCCTGTACACATATCCATAATCCTTTTTGGGGGATGTTTTAGAATACCAGCAAATTTTTCTTCGATTAACGCACTAATAGGGGAACGAGGAATAATAACACGTTCATCCACATAAAATTCTAAACCACAAAACCAAGCACTATGGGTTAAATAGGCAATAGGTATTCGCTGTTCAATACGAGCAACAATAAGGGCGATGAGTTTTGATTTTTCACTCTGAGTTAGATTAGTATCATATAACTCATTTGGAATATCAAAAGGCAATTTAAGACCACTTAGAACGAGTTGTTGGGCTTCATCCCAAGCATTGTCATAGCCGTGTCCATAGTATAAATTTGAGCAATTAAATGTGCTATATGTCCAGCGAATGAAGTCTTTAATTGTTTTTAACGAAGCGATAACGTCGTCAGTGTTAATTTGGGACGTTAATTCTTGATTGTAGTTATTCATCAACTATTTCCTAGTTAAAAGGATTAAATTGAAGCTATTTATAACATAATCCTATGCTATGATTAAGTTTATTTTTTCGTAGTTAGATAGAGAATATGTTAAAAGATGAAGATTTAGTCCTATTCCGTGATGAGGTTCAAGGAATAAAACCTTTGAAGCAAAATGAGATTATACCTGTTTATAAAAAGCCTAACCAAAATGATCTGCACCCCAAAAGTTGGACTAAACAACCAACTGATTAAGGTGCAGATTTTTTATGACTAAATATACTCAACGTTTCAAACAACAAGTGCTCGACTTTTATCATCAAAATGGAAAAAACCGTTCGCTTACTCGCCAGTATTTTCAGCTTCCCCAAAGCACGTTAGCACGTTGGATTGCGAAATTTAATCATAATGGAATCAATGGATTAGCTGTGTTAGGTAAAAAACGATGTTATTCTGTTGAGTTTAAATTAAAGGTTATTCAAGCTATCAAAAAAGGCCAGTGCTCCGCTGAAGCCGCCTGCTTTCGCTTTGATATCCCCAGTTCAGGGATAATTAGTCAATGGTTGCAACGCTTTGAAAAACAAGGTATAGATGGGTTATTACTCAAACCTAAAGGTCGTCCAAGTATGAAACTCAACTCACCTAAAATGCCACCAACGCCCAAAACAGAAGAAGAACGCTTGCGTTACCGAATTTTGGAATTAGAAGCGGAGAATGCAATGCTAAAAAAGTTGCAGGAACTCAACCAACAAAAAATGCAGAAAAAGCCGTCATCGTAAATGCCTTACGCTCGCGTTTCCCGTTGGAATTGTTACTCAGACTAATCGGATTGGCACGCAGTTCGTTCTTTTATCATCTCAAGCCAAAGTCGGATAAAAATGTAGCGATTTCACAGAAAATAGAGGAAATTTATCGCAAAAATGACGAAAATTATGGTTATCGTCGAATTACCTTGGAATTAAGGAAATACTTGATTATCAACCACAAAAGGGTGCAAGCGATAATGCAACGTTTGGGGTTAAAAGGAAAAAGTAAGCAGAAAAAATATCGTTCTTACCAAGGCAAAGTGGGACACATTGCCGATAATCTGTTGCAACGGGATTTTACGGCAACGATGCCGAATGAGAAGTGGGTAACGGATATCACCGAGTTCAAATGTGCGGAAGGCAAAGTGTATTTATCGCCGATTAAAGACTTGTTTAATAACGAAATTATTGCTTATGATGTAGCGAGAAGTCCGAGTTTTGAGCAGATAACCAGAATGCTGACCCAGGCGGTGAACCGATTAGCGGGGGAAAAACCGATACTGCATTCCGACCAAGGATGGCAGTATCAAATGATGGGTTATCGGGAGATATTGAAAAAACACGGTATTACGCAAAGTATGTCGAGAAAAGGCAATTGCCTTGATAATGGTGCGATGGAAAGCTTTTTCGGGCGATTGAAGACGGAATGTTACTTTGGCAAGCGGTTTGAAACCTTTGAACAGCTTGAAAAAGTGATTCACGAGTACATTCATTACTACAACAATGAGCGTATTCAAGTGAAGCTCAAAGGACTAAGCCCTGTGGAATACAGAACTCAGTCCTTGAATGAAATTAGAATATAGTCTAACTTTTTGGGGGCAGATCACAATTCGTTATGAAACAAAATTTGATGAAAAGCACGATCTTACTTTGGTAAGCCTACGGGTGTATGGGCGACGAAATGAGTTTCTTACTATTATGGCAGCCGCTGGGCTTGGTTCTTTTGATGAGCCACTTAATGAACAGATTCTTGTTCTGCCTACTGAAAAACAGCTTAAAGAAATAAAATCTCGTGCTGGATATGAAAATAACCAAGAAAAAAGAGAATTTTATAAAACGGTGATTTAGGAAAAAAACAAGTATTAAATATATCTACCTTTTTATACTAGCCTCACAGATTTTTATCGTTAAGGATATGTGATGGCTGTAAATCAAATCAATAGTCCCCCAACAATAACTAAGGTAGGATTAAAACTAGCTACGATGAATAATAATCAGCATTTATCGCTGACTATTACACACGCGGCATTTGGTACGGAAAAATATCGACCAACGGGAGAAGAAACTTCCCTAAAACAAGAGAGATTGCGTGTAGGTATTGCATCCGCTGTAAGATTAGATGAGAAAACAATCCAGATGCGTTTTGTTGTAAAAGCAGAACAAGATGAAGGTTTTTGGTGTAATGAAATTGGTTTTTGGGCAAATAATACGCTTATCGCTGTTTATTCTTCGGATGAAATAAAAGGCGAAGGGTTAATTTTTATCTCTGATAAAGTGGAGACAACAATTTCATTTTCGCTTGCCTTGGAAGCAATGCCTGTTGAACGTATTGATGTGCAAATAATGCAAGATCAAGATAAACTTATTCAGCTCATAAATCAGCACGAAAATGAAGATAATCCACACCCTCAATATACCCCGCAACAAATCACCGCAACAAGCCAAAACGCGGTGGAGGAAACGGGCCATAGCCACGAAATCGACAAGGCAAGCACAAGCCAAGCGGGCATTGTGCAACTCACCAACGACATCAACAACGACAGCGAAACCCTAGGACTAACCGCCAAAGCGGGGAAAAAGCTGAAAGCCTTGATTGATGCACTCACTCGTAACTTAAATAACTATATCCCCAACAGCAAAAAATCAAACTCTGTTACCTCTACTAGTTCTGATACTGTTGCTACTAGTTATGCTGTTAAACAGCTTAATGATGTGAAAGCCAACAAATCTACTACCCTTGCAGGCTATGGTATTACGGATTTTGCCCAACGTGCCTTGACCGCAAGCGACAATCTCAATGACATCACGGTTAAAGGGATTTATAACAACTCAACTTATCGCAACACGCCAAATAACAATTATCCCGAAGAGGTATCTGGTGTGTTGCTTGTGTTATCAAACGCGGAGCAGGTCTATTTTGCCTCTAACGGTAAGATGTTTAAACGCCTTAAAAGCAACAACAATTGGGCGAATGGCTGGGTGAGACTGGATAATTTGACTACCCCCATCGGTGCTGACCAAAATCTTGATGAGATAACGACAGACGGCAATTATTATATTGTTGGCTCGTCTAAAGCAACGCTAGCCAAAAATTACCCCGTTGAGAGAGGTGATGGAGCTTTAGAGGTCTTTGGTAACGGGTATTTTCAGCGTTTTACCACTTTTCATTCTAAGCAAATTTTCACCCGCCGTAAAATCGGCGGAAATTGGACGGCTTGGGTGCAAAGTATGACCGAACTTGGCGGGGCATTTAGCGGGGATGTCATCATCAATCCGGCGAACAAGCTCTCCGCCCGCCGGATTGCCTCAACCAACAACAGCAACGATGCCTTAGATATTTACAGCAAAAACGGGCTTTTTATCTACAACGCCGACAATGCCACCGACTTGCTGGCAGGGTTTAGACCGAATCGCATTGACCTTGTACGCGATGTCAATTTAGCCAACAAAATGTTGGCATTTAGCCTTGATATAAGCAACGGGGCGGATTTTTCAAATAGTCCTAATATTGACGGCATCTGGCACGACGACACAACCAACACCTTTCATTTTCAGTCTGACAGCACGTACAAAACAACGGGCGAGATGGGCAAAGCGAGCCTCTCAGCGGTGAATTATGTTGCCAGTGGGCTAGTTGAGATTAAAAATAACAACTGGGGGCGACTAAGAGCCACACTCACCGATGGCAGTTATTGGCAATGGGAAGTAGACCCCAATTCTGCGACGAACCCAAGATTTAATTTTCTCTACCGCACCCTTGATGGCACACAACGTGCCGCGTCGTTTCCTAGGCTTGAGAAGAATGAGGTGGTGGCGTATCGTTCGTGGGTTGACGAGAAAATCCAAAGTCTCATCACTTATCAAAAAATTGGCAATTTCCAGATTAGGAAATATCCCGATGGGACAATGATACAAACTTATACAATCAGGCAGAATGATTTGTATGAATGGTTTGAAAAATCATTTAACTGGGCTATAGCTTTTGTTGATACACCATTAATTTTTTCAAAGGTAACAACTTCTATCGGAGGTTCTCACGATGCAGATGTAAATATATTAACAAAATCTAATAATGCAACTTGTTATTATCACGAGTATGAGCACGGTGGCTCTAATCAAGGCAATGTTCGCATACAATTTTTAGCAATCGGGAGATGGAAATAATGACAATGTATTACAAAGCGGGATTTTACCTAGATTTAACACAAGCACCTGAAGGTGCGGTAAAAATCAGCGACGAAACCTACCGCACGTTGCTGGAGGGGCAATCGCAAGGCAAGCAAATCGTAGCCAACGAGCAAGGTTATCCGATGCTTGTTGAGCCACAACCCAGCCCATATCACAGATTGCAAGGCACGGAATGGGTGCTTGATGAGTCAAAACAAGCCGAGCTACTCACTCAACAACGTGCCCAAATCCGCAATCAAATTAATGCCAGACGCGATACGTGCGTAAACGGCGGTGTTTACGTGCCAGCAATCGAAAAATGGGTGGACACGGACGAAAAAGGGCGTGCCACGTTGGTTGAAATCAAAGCGGATTTTGACTTAAACGGCAAAACGGAAGAAAACGGCGAGCCACGTATTTTCACCCTGATTTGTGCGGATAACACCGCTCAACCGTTAGATTTTGACAAATTCAAAGCGGTGTGGAACGCGGCGAAAACGCTCAAAGAAAAAATGTTTGAAAACGCCTATATGCACAAAATTTTGTTAGAACAAGCGGAAAATCCGCTTGAATATGACTGGTCAATCGGCTGGTCGCAAACCTATGAGGAATACCAAAATGAGCAAGAAAAATCCATTTAA